CGAGTTTGGAGATACCCTCCTTACCGGAGACATCCATCAAGTCAATGCCGATCGAGTTGGAGTTAGTAGGCGACAAATCAAAACCATTAGCTATGCCTTCATCTATGGGGCAGGTAATGAAAAAATCGGTTATTCCTACGACCCCCTTCTAAGTAGTGCCAACGCTAAGAAGAAAGGTAAGGAAATTAGAGAAGCATTCGTTTCTGCTATTGATGGACTTGCGGAACTTCTGGAAGCAATCAAAGAGAAAAGCAAAGAGGGTTATATCCGGTCTATTGATGGACGACACATCAAAGTAGATAGTCCTCATAAATCATTGAACTACCTCCTTCAAAGTGGAGCAGGTGTAATCGCGAAGCGTTGGCTAACTATTAATCACAATCACATTCAAGAACTAGGGTTGTGTGCATCACAACTCGCATTTATACATGACGAATTACAATTCGAGTGTCACCCAGATCACGCACAAGATTTATCAGCATCCCTGGTACTTAGCAGTGCAGAAGCTGGTGAATACTACAAACTTAGAGTCCCAATCACAGCAGAAGCAAAGATCGGAGCCAACTGGGCAGAGGTGCACTGATGAAACTACTCATTGATGCTGACTACATAGTCTATAAAGCCTGTGCAGGTGCAGAAGATGAGATTGACTGGGGTGATGACGTAATCACTGTAGTAAGTAAGTTTTCAGAAGCCATGAAGAACGTCGAACGTGATCTAACGAAGATTAAGGGGGAGTTTTTGTGGGATGTACCTGAAATGATCTTATTCTTCAGTGACTCTAAAAATTTCAGGAAAAAAATTTACCCAGAATACAAGGGTCATCGAAATAGAAAGAAGCCCTGTGGCTATCGAAGAGTTATCACAGAATTAGGTAAACGATATGAACTTATCCGCTTACCTGAACTGGAAGCTGACGATGCAATGGGTATCTATGCAACAGAACATCCAGGCAACATCATTGTCTCGCCAGACAAAGACATGCGCCAAATCCCTGGCAAGTTATACGATATGAAAGAGACAGTCACAATCATGCCTGAAGAAGGTAGACGATGGCATCTCATTCAGTCATTAGCAGGTGACCAGACTGATGGATATGGTGGTTGCCCTGGAATTGGAGTAAAACGTGCAGTCACTCTCTTTGAAGAGGGTGGTTACAGCTGGGATGTAGTAGTCAAAGCATTTGCTGACAAAGATCTTGGTGAAGACGTAGCTCTAATGAATGCACAACTAGCAAGGATCCTTACTAAAGATAACTACGATGGACAAGTCATTCCCTGGCATCCCACCACCGCCAGTAACTGAACTGACAATGGAGCAAGAGTTTAAGCTCCGACGAATGGATGATCTGCTACCTGAGGCAGACAAAGCAGACATCATCACATTACTGATGGCATTACAACATCAGAACTTCTGCCTATGCAATACCGTCAGCAACTTAGTAAAACAATGGCCCACTTCTCACCCGCATATTACACAAGAGGTTCCATGGAAACGTGGGACTTTATACGAGACCAAGGACTAAACTATCACCTTGGTTGTGCTCTTAAATATATCGTCCGTGCTGGCCATAAAGACAGCAAAGAGCAGGACTTAAAGAAAGCAATCCACTACTTACAAAATGAACTCGACAACACCTTACTTGAATCATCTAACCCTAATGGATCAAGCGGAGCAATTCCGTCAAGCCTACTCTTTGACGACGAGTGGACCTGAAGTTAAAGGTGTACAGAAAGCACTAAGTGATGAGGAGTGGAGTGAATTTCATGAGGCATACCACTTCAAAGAAGAAGAAGAACAACTGAAGGAACTAGCTGACCTTGTGTATGTCTGTTTTCAAATGGCAGCTAGTCAGGAATGGGATCTAGACGAAGCAATGCGTAGGGTCCATAAATCAAATATGTCGAAGCTCGGAGAAGACGGTAAGCCTATCTACAGAGCGGACGGGAAGGTCCTAAAGGGACCTAACTATAAAACACCAACACTTACTGATCTTATTTAATTAATGACCACCTCACTTATCTCACGTACTGGACGTGTACAATCTTGGCTCGATAATCCTGAGTCAAGGCTTCCAGTTAGCTGCACAGTATTTGTAGTACAAGACTCGATGGAGGGTCCTGATGGATTGGAAAAATCGTGGCGCTATGTATCATTTGGTCTACGTCATGGAGCAGGAGTTGCGGTCCACTTGTCGGAACTGCGACCCCGAGGTCAAGAGAATGGAAAAGGATTGGTTGCATCTGGACCAGTATCTTTCGCGAGAATCTACTCAACGCTAAATGAAGTATTAAGGAGGGGTGGTGTTTATAAAAACGGCGCTGTGGTGTGTCACCTTGACCTCCGGCACAATGATGCTCTTGAGTTTATTACTACACCACGCTCAGAGTTGCCATGGATCAAACGATGCATCAACATCACAGATGAATGGTGGCAGGATTGTACGTTTAAGGAACAGGTCCTACATGGCATCAAATCAGGTGACATCTGGCTGAATAAAATTAAGTATGACAAAAATGGAGAACGAATCAGAGGGAATGTATGTCTTGAGGTGTACTTGCCAAGCCGAGGCACCTGTCTCTTGCAGCATATCAATCTCGGTGCCTGTGAATTTGACGACATTCCAAGAGCTTTCTCTGAAGGGATGTCAGAACTGTGCGAACTCCATGGTCGAACTGGCGTTAGCGATTCAGGAGAATATCTCCCCAGTGAAACAGACAGACAAGTCGGACTGGGAGTACTCGGCCTCGCAAATCTCCTACGGCGGTACGGCGTAACGTATGAACAGTTCGGTGACGCACTACGTTGCCTCAACACTGGAGAGGTAGTACGTACACCAGCATACGAACTAGCAGTACAACTGAAGCTAGGCATTAGCCTTGCAGCACGTATTGCTAAAACAAACAATATGGATAGGGCGTTTGCAATTGCCCCTACTGCATCGTGTAGCTACAGATCAAAAGATCTCGATGGCTTCACATCTACCCCTGAAATTGCACCACCTATTAGCCGTACTGTGGACCGTGATAGCGGCACGTTCGGTGTACAAACATATAATTATGGTGATGTTGAGATTGCATCAGAAGTTGGTTGGGATGCTTACAAGGCAGTCGCTGACGGACTGATGACATTGCTCGATAACACAGGGCTTCTTCATGGATATAGCTTTAACTCTTGGAGTGACGTTGTAACCTACGACAATGAATTCGTGGAAGAGTGGCTACGGTCCCCGCAAACTAGCCTCTATTACAGTTTACAGGTAATGCCTGACACTCAAGATAAAACTGATGCTTATGCAGCATTAGAAGATGAGGATATTGAACAGTATTTAGGGAACATTTTAAATGAAGAACCACAATGTGATTGCCAAGAATGAGATTAGATCCTTATCAAAAACTACTAAACCGAAAACGAAAATGGACACCAGTTCAGACAACTGCTGGTACATGCAAGGAGGGAGCACACGAAACGCTATTACGTGCCCTTGCTTTGCGACACATGGAACTGCCTGTGGGAGATTTTATCCGTGATGGATTGGCTTCCGACGTACCACAGCTATCAAGACAGGTGCTCGAATCCAACATTAAAGATGAAGAGAACCATGACCTGGCACTTGGTTACATTGCCAATGCTTACGGGGTTGATGAAAAAGCTGAGGCTGAAGCGTTACGGTTACGTGATGCTTGGACAGCGCATCCGGATCATACGATCCTCAAAGCGATGGTTGCCGAGCGTGCAATTTTCTTCGTTCTTTTACCATTCTTTCGCGCTAATGGTGACGGTGGAATGCGCACCGTAAGTGCCGATATCTCACGAGATGAACAGATTCATGTCGGGGTAAATTCTCTTGTTTGTAGAGAACTTGGGCTTGAAATTTCACCGAGCTTAGACAAACTACGTAAGGCAACAATCAATTGGGTGATGCAACCATTGGGTAGTAACACCGATAAATATTTGGACAAAAAATTTTGGCTGGATTCCAGTGACAACTTGATGTATCAAGGCAAAGCTCCTGAGCTTTCCTTCACTAAGTCTGCACGGATGCCAGCATTCTTTGAACATAGTAATGTCAACCTCCCTCAGTATGCTTGAGACCATGGGTATGCAAGCCCGTGGTTTAACGCATCAATTAGAAGAAACTTTCCCACCCATTACACCTACACCTGACGATTCAATGGAGAAAATCATGTATCGATCCGGTCAACGTAGTGTCGTTGAATGGATTATCCGTTATATGGAGGAGAACTAATGGCTAAAGGAAGTAAGAAAAATAAAGAAAGGGCAGCAGCACAAGCAAATAAAGCCCGACGTGTAGAGAAGCGTAAGGCTGTAGCACCTAAAGCAGCAACACCTACATCTACGACACCGGAAGCTACAGCAACACCTACATCTACGACACCGGAAGCTACAGCAACACCTACACGTACAAAAGAACAGCGTCAAGCAGGTCGTGACCGCCGAGAGCGTCAAGAAAAACTAACGATTCGCTCCAAGAAAAAAGAAAATGCAGAGATACGTGAACAAAACAAAGCAGGAAATAAAAACAAAGAAGCAAATAATTTCAACGCAAGCCTAACTATTGACGGCAAGGACTTTAGCTATAGAGATCCAAAGAACTTAAATACATACAGCAGTTCAAGAAAATTAGATAATAGATCCGGACCTTTTGACGGTGCCAACAGCAATGCATATGAATACACTAATCCTTTGTATCAATATTCAGAGGGCAGGATTAGTGATGCTGCAAGTGCACTAGGCATTGGCAATGTAAATAGCAAGAAAGAAGTTGATCGAATTCTTAGTCAGATTCGTAATCCACAAATCGCTGCATTACCACAGATCAATACACCTAACAACAACAATAATAAAAACAAAAAAAACAAAAACAATAGGAGAGATAATGAACCATCAGATGCCGAAACAGTAGAACCTGCTCCTGACAATCGTATACAAGAACTCCAAGATAGTTTCAAAGAACAAATTAGCGGATTAATGGATTCCATGTCAGGATACCAGCAGCAGTTTCTTGATCAACAAGCTAATTACGATCAAAAAATGCTTGACATGCGAAATACTTTGTCAGCACAAATGAATCCTCAAAGAAGGAATCCAATCTTTGGTGTAAGAACACCAGGAATGGGTGGTGTAGCAAGGAATATAAGAAACAGTTTTGGTAGAGGCGGAAGCCGCATCGGTGGCATTAGAAACACAACATTGAATTTATCTTAAATGAACGCACGTACTAGGTATGATTATTTAGCAAGCGATCGTTCTCAATTTTTAGAAGAAGCTAGGCAAGCATCAGAGCTTACCCTTCCTTATTTAATCCGTGGTCATGAAGAACACATGACAGGTATGAAACAACTCAAGACTCCCTACCAATCGGTGGGAGCCAAGGGGTGTGTCACTTTAGCAAGTAAGTTAATGCTTGCTTTGCTACCTGTTCAAACAAGTTTCTTTAAACTACAACTAGACGAGAGTCAACTTGGTGAGAATATGGCACCTGAGATGAAGTCAGAACTTGACTTGTCCTTTGCCAAAGTAGAGAGAATCATTCTTGAATCTATCTCTGCATCTGATGACCGAGTGTCTGTACACCAAGCACTGCTGCACTTAGTAGTAGCAGGTAATGCTCTTGTCTTTATGGGTAAGCAAGGACTCAAGGTATATCCTCTGAACCGCTACGTAGTGGATCGAGATGGGAACGGTCAAGTGATTGAAATAGTCACCAAGGAAAGGATCGCTAAAGATCTAATTGAGACACAAGTACCTAAAGAGGTACTAGAACCCAATCGCGTAGATGATGACGGGGGTTATGGAGATGACGTTGATGTGTATACACATGTCAGACGTGATAACAATCGGTTTGTATGGCACCAAGAGGTGAATGACAAACTGGTTAAAGGATCACAAGGTAAAGCACCTCTTGATTTAAACCCCTGGATTCCATTGAGGTTCAACACAGTTGATGGAGAAGCCTACGGGCGAGGCAGGGTCGGTCAATTTATTGGCGATCTTAAATCCCTTGAGGGACTGTCTCAGGCATTAGTAGAAGGGTCAGCAGCGGCAGCTAAGGTTGTCTTTACTGTCAGTCCTTCAAGTACAACTAAGCCTTCTACATTGGCAGCAGCAGGCAACGGAGCAATCATTCAGGGCAGACCTGATGACATCGGTGTGATCCAAGTTGGTAAGACAGCTGACTTCCGCACTGCATATGAAATGGTTGGTACATTATCTCAACGAATCAGTGATGCATTTCTTGTATTGAACATTAGGCAAAGTGAACGTACTACTGCAGAAGAAGTGCGGATGACACAGATGGAACTGGAACAACAATTAGGTGGACTATTCAGCCTACTGACAGTTGACTTCTTAGTGCCATACCTGAATAAGAAACTAAGTGATGCTCAACGTAAAGGAGAGATCCCAAAGATTCCAAAAGATATTGTCAAGCCAACCATTGTTGCAGGCATCAATGCATTAGGACGTGGACAAGATCGAGAAAGTTTGGCACAGTTCCTTACTATCCTTGCTCAAACATTAGGTCCAGAGTCTATTGCAAACTTCATCAACACTGATGAGGTAATCAAACGACTTGCTGCAGCACAAGGTATTGATGTACTGAATCTTGTACGTTCAATGCAAGAAGTACAGCAAGAACGAGCGATGGCTCAACAACAAGAGATGGCAATGCAACAGCAGCAACTAAGTGTTGATGCAATGAAAACACCAATGATGGATCCATCAAAGAATCCTGAATTAACACCTCAACAAAAGGTAGAACCACCACTCCAATAATTATAAATGGCAGAAGTAATGTCAATGCTTCCTGAAGAAAATGCTCAGGGAGAATTAAATGCAGACGAGCAAGAGTCACTAGCTATTGGCGAGGAAATGGCCAATGACCAGGAGACTATGCTGGCTGGTAAGTACAAGAATGCTGAAGAATTAGAAGCAGCATATATTGAACTACAAAAAAAACTAGGTGACAACTCTGAATCAAGTGAAGTTGCCGAAAAAGAAACAGAAGAAACAGAAGAAGAAGAATCAACTGACAGTTCACTGTTCGACAGACTTTGGGATGAATCTAAAGGAGAAGAATTTTCTGAAGATATTTTAAAAGAACTATCGGAATCAAATCCGACTGATCTTGCGAAGATGTATTTAGATTATAGAAATTCTAAACCACAAGATGAAATCTCAGAAAAGGATGCAGCCACTCTGGTAGATTCAATTGGTGGTGAAGAGAGATACAGTGACATGATGAAGTGGGCAATTGATAATATTGCCGATGCAGAGATTGATATGTATGATTCTGTTATGGAATCTGGTAATAGGAATGCTGCATTTTTTGCAATGCAAGCACTATCATATAAGTATGGTGAATCGGTTGGAGTAGAGGGCAAGCTTGTTCAAGGTAAGGCTCCAACCGAAACTGCAAAAGGATTCAAAAGTCAAGCTGAAGTTGTTGCAGCCATGCAAGACCCACGTTATGACCGCGATCCTGCTTACCGCCAAGAGATCATGGCCAAGCTTGAAAGTTCAAACGTAAATTTCTAAATTATTAACCTTAACTATTACAATGAAAAAAATTATTGCACTCCTCCCTGCCACTTTGTTGGCTGCAAACCCAGTACTGGCTGGACCTTACGCCAATGTAGAAACCAACTCTGGTTTTGTTGGCTCTGATTACTCTGGCTCAGTGACAGATGTACACGTTGGTTACGAAGGTGCTAACTGGTATGTCCAAGGTGGTCCTGCACTGTTGGCACCCGATGGTGAAGATGGTGACGTAGAACTCTCAGGTAAAGCAGGTGGTTCATATGGAATTAACGAAGCACTTTCAGTCTACGGTGAGTTCTCATTTCTCACTGGTGACACCAATGGCTATGGAACTAAAGCAGGTTTGAAGTACAACTTCTGATGAACGATACACAGATCTGGCCAACTGAACCCCGCATGTATATGGAAGAAATCACTGTGACTCACAACGAAAAAGCTGAGCTGCTTAATGGTCGCCTTGCAATGCTAGGTGTCATGGCAGCACTAGGTGCTTATGCACTGACTGGTCAAATTATCCCTGGAGTTTGGTAATGCCACAAGGCAAAGGAACATACGGTACAAAGAAAGGTCGTCCCCCTAAAAAAAGTAATGGCTAAACCCGGTCTCTATACAAACATCCACGCCAAGCGCAAACGTATTGCTGCAGGCAGTGGAGAAAAGATGAGGAAGCCTGGATCTGCAGGTGCTCCTACAAAAGCAAACTTTAAACGCTCAGCTAAAACTGCTAAGAAAAAATAGCTAAATAGATTTAACGGGAGGTGCAATTCCTCCCCTAGCTCTAGCCAGCCAAGGCTTAAAACTGGTCTTACTTAATCTTACTTACCCAACCATGAACTATTACTTTAATGACCGCTGTACTTTCAAGACCACAAAAACTAAATAACTGGGAAGCCTTTTGTAATTGGGTTACCTCTACTAACAACCGTCTCTATGTCGGTTGGTTTGGAATCCTAATGATTCCCACGCTGCTAGCAGCTACCACTTGTTTCATTATTGCCTTCGTTGGCGCACCACCAGTAGATATCGATGGAATCAGAGAACCTGTCGCAGGATCATTACTCTATGGAAATAACATCATCTCCGGAGCAGTCGTCCCATCTTCAAACGCCATTGGTCTACATTTCTACCCCATCTGGGAAGCGGCAACTCTTGATGAGTGGCTCTATAACGGTGGACCTTTCCAACTTGTCATCTTCCACTTCCTCATTGGTGTGTACTCATATATGGGAAGAGAGTGGGAACTTAGTTATCGCCTTGGAATGAGGCCCTGGATCTTTGTCGCATACTCCGCACCAGTTGCCGCAGCGTCGGCAGTCTTCCTTGTCTATCCATTTGGACAAGGTTCTTTTTCAGATGCAATGCCTCTTGGCATTTCAGGGACCTTTAATTACATGCTCGTCTTCCAAGCTGAGCATAATATCCTTATGCACCCTTTTCATATGCTTGGCGTTGCCGGCGTATTTGGTGGGGCTTTGTTCAGTGCTATGCATGGCTCTCTTGTCACCAGTTCCTTGGTTAGGGAGACGACCGAAACGGTATCTCAGAACTATGGGTATAAGTTTGGACAAGAAGAAGAGACGTACAACATCGTAGCCGCACACGGTTACTTCGGACGATTGATCTTTCAATATGCATCATTTAATAACTCACGTAGTCTCCACTTTTTCTTGGCTGCATGGCCTGTGCTTGGCATTTGGTTCACTAGCCTGGGTGTTAGCACTATGGCTTTCAACCTTAACGGATTCAACTTTAATCAATCCATTGTCGATAACGGGAACCACATTGTCCCTACTTGGGCTGATATTCTTAACCGTGCGGGACTTGGAATGGAAGTAATGCATGAGCGTAATGCTCACAACTTCCCACTTGATCTAGCAGCAGCGTCTACCACTGAGGTAGCACTGACTGCACCATCTATTGGATAATAATTATGCCTGATAAAAAGAAAAAGGAAACAAAACATCCACTTACAGAAATTGTAAAAAACATCAAGAAACGTAACGAACAAATCGAATTCCTACGTGGATACAACAACAAATAACGTACTTACGTTCATCCATTAGGACGCAGGCCGCCTAGTCATGGAACGGGGGCTAGGTAATTGGAATTAACAATGACTGTTACTCTCACTTATCGCGGCAACAAGTACAACAAAACTGTGAATAAGAAATAGGCTTACTGCCGGGTTCAAGTCCCGGCTTCACTATTGGCATTGGCCCGTACGCGGATACCCTTTGCCGTCTAGACGGTGGGACAGACCACAATAAAATTAAATAACTCTGAACGTTCAGAGAGTCGAAAATAACTCTCTTTAAAAAAATGGCTTTTCAATCTACTGTAAACCCTGCTCAGCTAACTCAGCTGGGTCAGGCTAATCTAGCTGGCGATAAGCGCGCACTGTACCTTAAGTTGTTCAGTGGCGAAATGTTCAAAGGCTTCCAGAATAACACAATCGCTCGTGACTTGATCATGAAGCGTACACTTAAGAACGGCAAATCATTGCAGTTCATCTTCACTGGTCGTACCAAGTCTGAGTTCCATACTCCTGGTAACAGCATCCTGGGTGATACCAATGGTGCACCTCCAGTGGCTGAGAAGACGATCACCATTGATGACCTGTTGATCAGTTCTGCTTTCGTCTATGAATTGGACGAGGTACTTTCTCATTATGACCTGCGTAGCGAGATCTCACGTAAGATCGGTTATGCATTGGCAGAGAAGTATGACCGTCTTGCATTCCGTGCTGTTGCACGTGGTGCACGTCAGGCATCACCTATCACTGCAACTGGTTATGTTGAGCCAGGTGGTACACAGATCCGTGTAGGTTCTACCACCAATGACTCTGATGCATATGTTGCTGCTAACCTGGTGTCAGCATTCTATGATGCAGCTGCTGCTCTTGACGAGAAGGGTGTCTCTAGCGACGGACGTGTGGCCGTATTGAACCCACGTCAATACTATGAATTGATCCAAGCAGTTGGATCTAATGGTCTTGTGAACCGTGACGTTCAGGGCTCTGCTCTGCAGTCCGGTAACGGCATCATCGAGATTGCTGGTATCAAGATCTACAAGTCCATGAATATTCCTTTCTTGGGCAAGTACGGTACTGCTTACGGCGGAACCACTGGTGTAACCGATCCCGGTAATACTGGTTCTTTCGTTGCTGAAACCATGGAAGATGCCTCTGGTGCTTCTACCGGTATCAACAATGATTATGGTACTGCTGCTGAAGTCGGCGCTAAGTCCTGCGGTTTGATCTTCCAGAAGGAAGCAGCCGGTATGGTCGAAGCAATTGGTCCACAGGTGCAAGTCACCAGTGGAGATGTAAGTGTGGTTTATCAGGGCGATGTGATGCTCGGGCGCTTAGCCTGCGGTGCAGATTACCTGAACCCTGCTGCTAGCGTTGAACTGTATGTTGGTGCTACTGCTCCTTCTGCATTCTGATTTTTTATATACATGGGAGTCCTTTCGGGGGCTCCTTTTTTTTAATTCTTTATTGAGAATAATACTCATTATGGCCTTCCCTACTACTGGCTCCAACACTGAGCTACAAGCTGTTAATCAGATCCTGGCGTCAGTTGGTCAGGCTCCTGTTACAACCATTACAACTGATGAAACTTTTATCTTAAATGAAGTTTCTAAATTTACTGGTTCTATTTCCGGTACTACTCTAACTACTACAACAGCTGACATTCCAGTCGGTACCTATATTGGTGGTCCCAATGTAACTGTTGGTACATCTATTGCCGTCGCAGGTGTAGAGGTATCCCCAGCTACAGACCCTGTTACATATAACTATACTATCAATATCTCACAAACTGTTAGTAGTCAAACTTTAACACAATCAATTGTTAAAACTACAGTTGAATCACAAACCAACCCGGACGTTGCGATTGCACTCAACACCCTAAGAGAAGTGTCTCGTGAAATACAATCAGAAGGATGGTCTTTCAATAAAGAATACGATTACCCTATTACACCAGATTCAAACAACGAAGTAGTTATTGCTAACAATATACTTCAGATAGATTTAAACTCTACCTATACACAAAACATGGATAGAGACAGTATTAATCGTGAAGGCAAACTTTACGATAAGACTGCTCATTCATTTGTTTGGACAGACGAAACATTATACGTTGATATTATTTGGTACTTTGATTGGCCGAGTATCCCTACTCCTATCCAATCATTTATTATTGCTAAAGCTGCTACGATTGTATCTAGTAGAATCATTGGTGATCCTAATCAGTTCCAAATGCTACAACAGAAGGAAGCTCTTGCACGTTCTACAGCTTTAGAATATGAGTGTAACCAAGGAGACTATACATTCTTTGGTACTCCTAAAGGTAAGAACTTCTATCAAAGCTACCAGCCGTTCCATACTTTGATACGCTAATGCCAGCAGTAACACAACTAGTACCAAACTTTCTTGGTGGTGTGTCTCGCCAAAATGATGACAAAAAATTATTAGGACAAGTAACTGAATGCATTAACGGTTACCCTGATCCTACCTTTGGTCTACTTAAAAGACCAGGGATGCTACATACAAATGTATTAAAGAAAGCTAATGGTACTGCATTTACTAAGGCTGAATTAGATGGTGCTATTTGGTTCTTTATTGAACGTGATGCAACTGGTTCTTATGTTGGTGCTATTAAAGGTTCTAACATTTATGTATGGACTACAACTGATGGTACCTTCTGTACTGTAACTAACAATGCAACTTCGTATCTGACTGGTACAACACAGAAAGACTACCACTTCCGTAGTGTACAGGACGTTACAGTTATTACAAACAAGACTGTTACAACTGCTATGCAACCTGCTGGTACGTTTGTCTCAGGTTCAGTGGCTACGTTACATCTAACATCACTTATTGCTACTTATGTTTATTCAGCAATTATTCAAGGTGTAACATTTGCATCTACGGCTCAGAATTCTACAACATATGATGACATGTTGTTGTTTAATGGTAATATTAATGTTCCACATCATCTTGTTGATGCAATTAAAGTAGGTATTGAAGCACAGCACACAGCAGGTAATGCAGACTTTGCAGGTTCTTGGTACCTAGAAGGTTACACTACTAGTCTTGTTATTAAACGTACTAATGGTCCTAACCAAGTTGTAACAGATTATAGTACACCATCTGGTACACCAGTAGCATTTACTATTGATGCTAAAGGTGGTCCTAATAACTCAGCACTTGAAGCATTTGAAGATTCAGTTACAGATATATCTAAACTACCTGTTGAATCTTTTCATGATCACAATGTACAAATTTTAAACAGTGCATCTGCTGAAGATGATTACTATGTAAAATTTATAGCTTTTGATGGTGTAAAAGGTAGGGGTTATTGGCAAGAGACTGTAGCACGTAATGCTTCACCTGGTCTTAATGCATCTACCATGCCACACCAGTTAGCAAATACTGGTCCTACTACATTTACATTTGGTCCTCTTACATATACAGCTAGACAGACTGGTGATGATGTAACAAGTCCTATCCCATCTTTCATTGGATTTCCTATCCAATCTACTTTCTTCTACAGTAATAGATTTGGTGTGTTGTCTGAAGATAATGTATTCTTTGGTACAGCAAATGATTCATTTAACTTCTTTGTTAAATCTGCTACAGTACAAGTTTCATCAGATCCTATTGATTTAAACGTAGCTAGTGTACGTCCTGTTACACTGTCTGATGTTCTACCTTCTCCACAAGGTTTACTATTATTTAGTGCACGTCAACAGTTCCAAGTATATGCTTCTGACTCTAACATCCTAACACCTACCACATCAGTCATTAAAGACTTATCAAACTATGAGGTAGATCCTGATATAGCACCTGTTGATGTAGGTACTACAGCAGCGTTTGTTACTAAGGTTCCTGGGTATAGTAAACTATTTACTATGCAACTACGTGATGTGGATCAAGGTCCACTTGTGGTAGACATTAGTAAAGTTGTACTTGAATGGATTCCAGAAGGTATTGATGGTTTAACAGTTAGTCCACAAAACTCTGTTATCATGCTAATAGATAGTGGTACATCGTATCTTTATCTATTTAGATATTTTAATAATGGAGAGAAAGATCTATTTCAAGCATGGACAAAGTGGCAACTACCTGGTACTATCCAAACAGCAGACATCATTAATGACTCTGTATTCATTGTATCTCAACAAGAAGATGAATACACACTGGGTAAGATCGTACTTGATGAGATCCCCACAGGAAGCTCTGTAGCAGGCGCTACTACCATTACTGGTAATACATGCCTAGACATGGCTACAAGACCCGTACAGCCTGCTGTAGGTGTCAATGCGGTGGTGTATGATTCAACGAATGATGTAACTAAAATCTATGTACCTTACACACCATTCCAAAACACTAAAGGTGTGATGCTTCTTACTGTTCCAACAGCAGATGTAGGTACAGATGCAGCAGTGGATGCTGATGCTGGTTTCTATCTAGAGGCAACAGAGCGTACAGAGATTGGTACAGGTTACCGTTACTTTGAAGTTAAAGGTGACTACTCTAGTTATGCTGATGGTATTGTTGTAGGTTATAACTATGACTTTGAAACAACACTACCTAAGTTATACTATAAACAAGACCCTAATACCTCTGATTATACAGCTACATTAACTATCTCTAGAGTAACATTCTCTGTAGGTAGGACAGGTCCAGTGCTATTTAAAGTAAAAGCAGATGGATCTGATGAGTGGAAGAACGTAGAATATGTAACAGATGCTAATAGCTATAGAGCAGATAGTAGTCCTATTACATCCGAACATCTTTTCACTATACCAATCCATCAACGTAATACTAATTTTGAATTAAAAGTGACAAGTAATTTTCCATACCCTGTGTCATTAGTATCAATGACGTGGGAAGGCAACTATTCACCACGTTTCTATAGGAGGGCTTAAATATGCCAGCACTTTGGGCTGCAGGAATATCCGCCGGTGCATCTATTATTGGTGGCATCATGGGTTCTAGCCAAGCATCTAAAAATAATGCTACAGCAAGAGCTAACGCAAAAAAACAGAGAAAGTTACAGAAAGAAATAGCAAATACAACTAACGAATTTAATACTAAAAAATTTAAAATTGATCAAGCCAATTATGATGAGATGTATGCTTATGGTGTTAGAACATCAAAGAGAAATCATCGTCGTCATGTAGAACTTGTAGACTTTGCATTTTCACAACAGCTAAGACAATTTGCAAAAAGTAATGAAATTGCTGCTGGTCAATTTGGTTTAAATCAAGAGGCAGCTGAACAAGCTTTTAAAGGTGAGCTAGCTTCAGTTGAAGATATGTTTCTTGCGAATCAGTTTCAAGCTGAAAGTTCGTTAGGTGCTCTACAAGATGTTTATACTGAGCAAGGTTTTAATATAAGGGAAGAGCACACTAAACTACTTGGTATTAAAAGTAAACAAAATTTAGGAACAGCATCTATTACAAATCAAATAGATTCTTTAATGACTGCTGGTTCTCTTCAAAAACAAGCTACCTTAGTAGAAGGTTTGTTAGAAGAAGGTAAAGCTTCTTTAGGACAAGCTGGTAAATCAAGGATTAAACGTAAGCAGTCAACAGCTGCTGCATTACAGCGTGGTATGATTGGATTAGAATCTGAATTAACTGGTAAACGTAAGCAAGCTGGTATTGAGTTAGCACAGTTAAATGCTGAAACAAGCCTAGCTATTACAGGTGTCGGGCTTAATTTAGAAAAGATTAATAGTGCTATTGAAAGTGCAGAAGGTGAAGCTGAGTATAACAATAAAATTATGTCTGCTAATATGAAAAGTTTTATTGATCAAACTGGACGTAACATTGATGAACTTATTCAACAGAAAAAGTATGCTGATATTAATACTCAAGCATCAATGATGCTAGAACCAGAACATTCAGGTTATGATCCTAAACCTGAACCACCACCAAAACAAAAATTTATTGAACCCATGAAAGCAGTACCTGGTTTTGTACCAGCCCCAGCTCAACAAAATGTATGGGCACCACTTATCAGTGGTATTGGTAATGCCGCCTCTGGCATGGCAAACCCTAAACTTTACGATTAATTCAACTAACTAATAACTTATGGCACGTCTTCAATTTAGATCAGCTACAAAATCAAAAGGGTTTGCCCCAATTCAATTATCAAAAGCTAGCTTGTCTGAAATGGAGAAGCGTGATGCTAAATTATTGAAAGCTTTAGAAAGTAAACATGCTGCTGAAATAAAACAGCGTGAGACTAACCTACAAGCAATGCGGGAAAACGCTGAATACACAGAACGAGCGAATGCACAAAACAGACAGATTGAGTTAGATAATTTACAACGTGAACAAACATCTCTTAGTCAAATTGCTGAACGTGATCGACAGCAAGCTCAATATGATCAACAAGCTACTGAAACTATTATAAATAGTATTGTTGATTTAAGTGCTACTGCAGCTAAAACATCCGCCCAAAATACTGCTAAGCAATTAGTAGATCAGACTGAGCTAGCAATGGGTTTGGATCTTAATGAAGTTAGATCATTAGCTCATAAAGAAGGTATTAATTTAGCAGAAAGAACTGGTATTCACGCTAGTTCATTAATAGAAAGAGAAGATGCTCAAGCAGGAGTACCACCACATCAAACATTAAATAAATTTTTTGGTGAAAAAGGTTTAGGTACAGTAGGTCAAGAGGTACTTTACAATAGGATTTACGAATCAGACTATAACATTCAATTAAATAAAAATTTACAAGATACTGAACAAAGACATCAACTACCTAATGGTAGAAAGTTTTCTGGTGCAGAGGTTGAAAATTCACCATATGCACCTGAAATGCTTAGAGTTATTCAAAGTAGCACTAGGTCACAAGTAGATTCTATGATGAGGACTCAGTATGGAATTACTGAACGTCATTATTTTACTGATGCTTACGGTAACATTGAAGAACAAAACAGTGTTAGAGAAAGCCAAGCTGCAACAAAAGCTCAACAGATTCAGCGACAAGGACTTATAGATCTAGGTGATGAAATAATTTTTGATAGACCTCAAACAGCATATGAAAGATATAGACAAGCTGGTGGGTTTTCGTTAGCTAATAAAAAATTTAGAGAAAAGTTAGCTGCTCAACCTGATCTAGCTAAACGCGAAAAACTTGGAGCAATTGTTGTTGTTGATAATAATGGTAAATCCACAACTTGGAAAGGAATGTTTCCTAATCAATTTGCGGAGGCTGGAGTAAAAGCAGAAGATGCTGAAAAGAACAGAATAGCAGAAGCACAAAGACAACGTCAAGTTGATTATAATCAATTAATTATTAATAATCAAGATAACCTTATAGAAGCTTATAGACAAAACCCTGCTCAAGCTGCTTTGCTTTCAAGGCAGCAAGCTAGAGAGATTGGTAATGGTACGGTTCACTCTATAATTGTTTCGATTGAAGCTGATCAGTTAAAAGCAAATGAGGATGAACTTTTAGAATTAGAAAGGAAAGCTAACAAAGGTGAGCTTTCAAAGTCTGATGTTAATGCTTCATCTTATTCAAACCGCAAAGCTGCTGGTGAACTTTATATTGGTCAACAGAGTTCAATTTATGGGGAGAATGAAAAAGCTATTATGGATGGTTTGATTGCCACAGCCAGAGACATAACAGGAATTGTTGGTGATGGTCCTAATAGTATCCAAACTCTTTTAGTACATGCTCAATTAAAACGTGATTTTTTAACAACAAAACAAAGTGCTGGTTTTGAAAATCCACTAGCTGCATTGGAAGAGGTTAACAGAAAAGTTGCTGCCGATAAAGAAAATTTACAAGGTAAATATTTTAAAAAAACAGAACAAAATGGTCGAATATCTCTTCCTAATATTGAAACGCCTGATAAAGGAGATGCTGAAATGTTTGATTTGGCACAAAAAAAAATGTTGTCAGATGGGACAAGTGTTGTAGACCAGCCATTTATTTTAGATACACCACAAGGTATGGATAGAACATACAAAAGTTCTACAATACCTGGACAGGTGCCTGAGTTTAGTGCTGGTATCCGTGAGTATGCACTTAAGTATGGTTTTTCATTTATTGAAGTATTTAATAGACATAGAACAGCAAGCAATGCTGCCATGGGTGAAAACAAACCACTTATTAAAAACCCTGTATTAGAGCAAGTTAAAGCTCCTGATATATCTAACCTTATTTTTAATAAGCATAATAATAAAACACAATCAATTCGAGGTGCATCTCAACACGATGGTACATCAATATTTCCTGGTAATATCCGAAAAAATATGATTGGACCTACAGGTGCTTTGACTTATGAAGCAAACCAACAAGCTTATTTAAATATAGGTAATGCAATGCAATCAGCTGGTTTTCAAATTTCAGAGCAAAGTGCATTTGATCAAGTAGATCCAGTTCATGCAGGAAATAGTTATCACAATTATGATGAAGCTTTTGATGTAACACACCAGACTGGTAATTACAATACGTCTATTGAAAAAACTAGACAACTTAAAGAAATTATTCGATCTATGAATATTTTTAAAGAAGTTATTGGTCCTGGTGATGGCGACCCTGACCATGCAACACATTTACATCTTGGTGGTTTAATAAGACCAATTACTCAAGAAGAGCTAAACTTGATTAATTCCATTAATTAATTTTTTAAAATATACAAATGAATGATCCTGCAGCAAATGCAAATTTAGGTGAGGGTTATGTACTTGAAGATAAAGAGCTTGAACGTGAGCTTTCTAATGAACAGATTGAAGAAATTCAACAAAGGCTAGCTGCCCGAGAAGAGCAAAAAGCTGCTGGTGAACAAGAACAAGTACAACCTGCTACGGCAGAGCAACCCGAACCAATGCAACCAGAACCTCAACCCACGGGTGAGGACACACAAGAACCAGGTTTTTTACAAGGTCTTAGCTACTTTGGTCAACCCCTTGAAGAAACTAATACACAAGTTAAAGAACGATTAAGTGCACCAGGTCAAGGTATTATTGATACTGTTACAAATGCAGTAAACAAGATCCTACCAGATAACTTACAAATTCCTACTGCTACTAAATATGAAGATCAAGTAGCACAAGTAACAAGAGATATTTCTGCTGTTGTATTACCTACTGCTCTATTGCAGGGTCGTGGTATGGCAGCAGGACAGGCTGCACAAGCTAGAGTTGGCTCTAAGCTAGGTGAGACGGCTTTCATGAAGTTTGTTGGCGCTAGGGGCGTAGAAGCTGCCTCAGCGTTAGCTGTCGGCTCAGTGGCTTCACCCTACGAAGAAGGTGATAACCTTTCTGGAATGGTTAAGAAAGCACTACCACCTCAATGGGATTTTATTCCTGATAGCTGGGCAACACTTGATACTGATAGTCCTGATATTAAGCGTCAAAAGAGTATTAATGAAGATCTAGCATTAGGTTTTCTTATTCCTTTTGTTGGCTTTGCTAAACGCTTTGGTTCAGCTATTGATGAAGTTGGTAACCTATATAAAACACCACCTGTAATTGTAGGTGAGTCTGAACAAGCTGTTAAGTACCTAGCAGATAATGCACCTGCTCCTAAGAGTGCAGATGCTGAAGAAGCATTAGCACAATACATTGCTAAACAAGAAGCTGATCTTGATGAACTTGGATATTATAATATGTCTAAGAATTCTGATACTAACATTCCTATGAAGGGTGTACATGACTTGTATGACTTCAGAGAAACAGGTATGCGCTCAGTTGATGACTTTGGTATTGTTGGTGCTAGTATTGATGCAGCACGTATTGCTGCCAATAAAGATACAGTATATGGTCGTCTAGGTAACTTCATTAGTGAACCTGCTCTTAAGTATGGTCTTGAAACACCTGGTGGTGTAGAAGAGATTACTGTAGGTCTTGCTAAACAGCTTAAAGATGCAGACCGTTATAGGATGGATGCAGCTGATTGGGCTATTAGTTTTGATGAAGTTATAGCACAAGGTGATAATCTAGTTGTAGAACTGTTTGATCCTTCTGCTAGTGTAGATGACATTAAACGTTTACTTGGTCCATCAATCCAGACTAATGAGTTTGGTGTTGATGTATTAACTGAAGAAGGTTACAGTGGAGCACTGCGTTCTATTAGTAACATGGTCAGTGACTATACTGATATGGATATAGCTAGAGCACAAGCTTATACTGCTACATCTATGGCAGGACAGATTGCTGATTTAGCTGAAGGTGTCCGTATTAACAGAGGTTCTATTGCTGTTGATACTGCTAAAGAAAAGATCCGTGATAACCTTGCTTTTTTACAGCAACTTGTAGGTTCTACTAAATACTATGCAACTAAAAAACGTGGTCTATTAGCCCTTGGTGAGCGTATTAAAAACTTTGGTAAATCACCTGAACAGATTTCACAATCAATTCGTGAGTCTTATCCTCAAGCTTTGAGGAGTATTCAGTCAGATAGTGAGAAGTTTACTGAAAGCTGGGAGTATTTACAAGCTAATCGCCCTGAGATCTTAGATTCATTTCTTGAGTTATACGAACTTAGTGATGGTAAGATTAATACTATTGCTAAAATGAATGACGATATTCTAAATACTTTTGTTAGGTGGCGTCCTATCTATGATGGTACACCAGAATCACCTAATATTCTTGCACAAGCTGTAAGGGGTAATTACTATAACTCACTATTGTCTGCTCCTGCAACTGCAGCTAAGGCATTGTATGGTAACCTAAGTGGTTTAGTGGCTGAACCTGTTGCTTATTTTGCTGGAGCAATGATGCGTGGTGATCTTAAGTCACTTCAACGTGGTTGGATGGCTTACAGTGCGCTCTTTGATACACAAAAGAAAGCATTACCATATGCTGGTAAGTTGTTTACTAAAGCATCACAGAACCCTAACTCTGTAAAAGGTCAAACACGTCTTGATCTTGTTATTAAACAAGAAGAGAAACTAGAACAATATCGTTATATTGCAGAACAAGAGTCTGTACGTGGTAACCATGGTTTTAAATATTTAGTTAAACTATTTGAAGACCAACAAGCAATGGCAGCTGATCCTGTATTTAGGTTGACACCTAACTTGTTTACAGGTTTTGATGGTTGGACTGGTGCTACATTAGCTAATGCACAAGCACGTTTCCGTGCAATGGATGAACTTGATCGTTTAGGAGAAGCAGCAACACCAGCTAGAATTAAAGAACTTGCTGAAACTGAATACAATAGTATGTTTGATAAGAACGGTATTATTGTAGATCAAGCTGTTAAGTATAACAATGCTGATATTGCTCTTAACTTAGATACAGGTTTAACAGAACAAGTAAATGGTTTGCTTAGAACATTACCTGGTCTTACACCATTCCTTACGTTTCCAACAACGATGATGAATATGGTAAGAGTAGCTGATGATTATGTACCTTTTCCATTACGTTCATTTCAAGCAGATGTTAATGATTTAGCATATACACCTGTACAAACTTTTATGGAATCACCTGAGTTAGTAGATAAGATTCTACTTAAACGTGGTCATAAAATTAATCAGATGGATGAAACTGCTAAATTAAATACTCTTATTGATCTAAAGAATAAAACTCTTGGTAGAAAAGGTATTGGTAGTTTTGTTACTACAATAGTTATTGGTAGTGTTATTAAAGATAAGCTATTTGGTGACGGTTTATTTAGTACAACAGGTGATGGTTCTATTGACCGTCAACTGAATCGTGCACGTCAAAAAAATAGTAACTTTAAAACACGTTCTGTTGTTGGTCCTGATGGCACTAGGTTTGAATACAATGAACTACTTGGTCCTGGTTTAAGTAACTGGGTTGCAATGGTTGCTAACATTGCTGATAACTTTGACATGCTAGGTGAAGCTGCTACTGAACACCTATTTGAAAAGTCTGCTTTTATTCTTGCATCAGCATTAACAGATCAAGCTGGTATCTCTGCTTTACGTCCTCTTGTAGAAACTTTAAGTGGTAATGAATTTGCAGCTAATCGTTTTATTGCTGGCCAAATTAACTCACTTGGTCC